GGCCTGCGTTTCGCTATCCGTGAGGGTGGCCGTACCGTTGGTTCCGGCGTCGTCGGCAAGATCATTGAGTGATTTTGACCCTTCGCGCCTGTTCTAAGGCATAAGGTTAAACTTACAAAGAGCGTTCCCATTCCGGAGAGTGGGAATGCTCTTTTTGCTTATACCAGCCCTTCTGCGCCTGTCGCAGAAGGGCTTTTTCGTTTTGATAAAAAGCGGCTTTACAAATTTTGGTTGTTGTGATACACTTGAAACAGAATAAATCTCCGGAGGGTGTAAACGATGGCCTTTGATTATAAGAAAGAATACAAGGAATTTTACCTGCCGCCGAAGCAACCAACGCTTGTGACCATCCCGCCCATGAATTTTGTGGCGGTGCAGGGAAAAGGCGACCCCAATGAGCCGGATGGCGAATACCAGGCAGCGATGGAGCTGCTGTACGGCATTGCATTCACCATCAAGATGAGCTATAAGGGGAGTCACAAGATCGACGGTTACTTCGAATATGTCGTTCCGCCGCTGGAGGGCCTGTGGCATCAGGCAGGCGTTGATGGGGTGGACTACGCCCACAAGGAGACATTCGAGTGGACGTCGATGATCCGCCTGCCGGAGTTCGTGACGAAAGCTGAGTTTGACTGGGCTGTGCAGGAAGCGACCGCCAAAAAACGGAAGGATTTCTCAAAGGCGGAATTCTTCCATTATGACGAGGGGCTTTGTGTTCAGTGTCTGCACCTTGGTCCATATGACAGTGAGCCGGAAACACTGCGCCAGATGGACGCTTTTGCGGAGGCACAGGGATACGCAGTTGACTTTGCAGCCCGACGCCACCATGAGATCTATCTCTCCGACCCTCGCCGCACGGTTCCGGAAAAGTGCAAGACAGTCCTGCGGCACCCAATTCGAAAAAAATAAATCCGGTCAAATCCACAAAAGATGTCGATTTTGGTTGTGAAATGTGCTATACTGTTCTTATCTATAAAAGCACACCTGCAACAGGGAGGAGAATATCATGCAGCACGAAACCGTGATCGTTCTGGATTTCGGCGGCCAGTACAACCAGCTGATTGCCCGCCGCGTCCGCGAGAACAATGTCTACTGTGAAATCTATTCCTACAAGACGGATCTGGCACTGATCAAGGCCAAGAACCCGAAGGGCATCATCTTCACCGGCGGCCCCAACAGCGTCTATTTGGAGGATTCCCCGACGATCGACCCGGAGATCTTCAACTGGGGTGTGCCCATCCTGGGCATCTGCTACGGCAGCCAGCTGATGATGCACCTGCTGGGCGGTCATGTCTGCCGTGCACCGGAGCGTGAATACGGCAAAACGGAGGTCTTCGTGGACAATTCCAGCAAGATGTTCGCGGATGTTCAGCCCTCCACCATCTGCTGGATGAGTCACAACGACTACATTGAGCAGGCGGCACCCGACTTCCGGATCACGGCGCATACGGTGAACTGCCCGGTGGCCGCTGCGGAAAATGCAGAGAAGGGCCTGTATGCCGTCCAGTTCCATCCGGAAGTCCTGCACACCGCCGAGGGCAAGAAGATGCTGCACAACTTCGTGTACAACGTCTGCGGCTGCACGGGCGACTGGAAGATGGACTCCTTTGTGGAGAACAACGTCAAGGCCCTGCGGGAAGAGATCGGTGACGGCAAGGTGCTGTGCGCTCTGTCCGGCGGCGTGGATTCCTCGGTTCTGGCAGCTATGCTGGCCAAGGCGGTCGGCAAGCAGCTGACCTGCGTTTTCGTGGATCACGGTCTGCTCCGCAAGAACGAAAAGGAAGAGGTCTGCGCCGTCTTCGGCCCCGGCAACCCCAACTTTGACATCAACTTCGTCTGCGTGGATGCCCGTGAGCGTTACTTTGGCAAGCTGGCAGGCGTCACCGAGCCGGAACGCAAGCGCAAGATCATCGGCGAGGAGTTCATCCGTGTCTTCGAGGAAGAGGCCAAGAAGATCGGCAAGGTGGATTTCCTGGCACAGGGCACCATCTATCCCGACGTTGTCGAGAGCGGTCTGGGCGGCGAGTCCACCGTCATCAAGAGCCACCACAATGTCGGCGGCCTGCCCGACACGGTGGACTTCAAGGAACTGGTCGAGCCTCTGCGCAACCTGTTCAAGGACGAGGTCCGTCAGGTCGGCCGTGAGCTGGGCCTGCCGGAGTATCTGGTCAGCCGTCAGCCGTTCCCCGGCCCCGGTCTGGGCATCCGCATCATCGGCGAAGTGACCCCCGAAAAGGTCGCTATCGTGCAGGATGCAGACGCCATCTGGCGTGAGGAGATCGCGAAGGCTGGTCTGGACAAGGAGATCAACCAGTATTACGCAGCTCTGACCAACATGCGCAGCGTCGGTGTTATGGGTGACGAGCGCACGTATGACTACGCTGTGGCTCTGCGCGCTGTCACCACCACCGACTTCATGACTGCCGAAAGCTATAACATGCCCTGGGATGTCCTGGGTACTGTTACCAGCCGCATCGTGAATGAGGTCAAGCATGTCAACCGCGTGTTCTACGATTGCACCGGTAAGCCGCCCGCCACGATCGAGCTCGAATAATGGAACAGTGCAAGCTTTTAACGATGCTACGAGTATAATTAGAAGAAAAATCGCGCCGTGACATTAGTTTGACATTAAGCTGCGAAAAAGCACACAGAACTATAATCCAACGAGCCTTCGCAGTTTAACATTTGAGAATAATTTGAAAGCCCCCTGAAAGTTTCGATTTCTCGTTACTTTCAGGGGGCTTTTTGACATTATTGACATTAAAAACGGCCGTGACATTATCGAAAATAAGGAGCTACTGCCTGACAGTGAGGTGATACTATAAGCTTCCCAAGTAGCCGGAATCCTTATTTTCAGGGGCGGCAAGATCTTCCAGCTTGGAGACAAGTTCAGCCTGCTTGTTTGGGTACAGGTGAGCGTATGTTTTCATAACTACAGGGACGGTGTCGCCCAAACGCTTGGCAACGAGCAGAGCGGAGTATCCGAGTTCGATACAGAGGGAAGCGTGGCTGTGGCGCAGATCGTGGACACGAATATCTGGCAGCTGGGTGAGTTGGGTGCAGCGGGTCAGCTCCTTGTTGAGCGCTGTGCACGTCATGTAGAACACGCGGTCGTCCGGGGTCAGCCCATAGAGCCGGGAGCAGTAGGCGCGGAACTCTTCGGCCAGCCAGTGCGGAATAGGAACATTGCGGTTTCCGCCTTTTTTACTGTTCTTGGTGGGGCCGAAAAGGTCTTGGCCGTTTTTCCTGCGATACGTTTTATAAATTTTTAGTTCATCGGTGTCGGTCAAGTCTTTCGGCTGGAGTGCCAACATTTCGCCTTCACGGCACCCGGACCAGAATAAAACATCAAAAGCTAACAGATATGCTTCATTGCGAAATTGTTTTCGCAGGATATCGTATTGGTCTTTGGTAATAATCAGCATCTCTTCGGTGACGGACGAACCCATAGGCCCTGCCATGGTACACGGATTTTTTGGAAGCTGATACATTTTTTGTGCATAGCTGAAAAGCGCGTTTAGTTGGGAATGAATGGCCAACAGATATGTTTCGGCATACGGAAGGCCGGTGCCCTCGCCCGCTTTCTTCACCGCCTTTTGCCATTCACGAATATCCATGGCGGTGATTTCATCCATTTTTCGTTTTCCAAGATAGGGAATGATTTTTGTTTCAAAAATCTGCCGTTTATTATCAATCGTGGAATCACGGAGCCGGCCTTTCATATCGGCAAAATATAGTTCAACAAAGCTGGACAATGTCATGTCACAGTTCTTGGATTTTTTGAGTTGAAATTCTCGCTCCCACTCCAATGCTTCACGCCGAGTTTTGAAGCCGCGTTTACGCTTTTGCTTCTTAACGCCCGTGAAGTCGGTGTAATAAAATTGGCAGTACCAGGTGCCAAGTTTTTCGTCTTTATAGCAGGGCATTAGAATATACCTCCTGACGTGTTTAGAAATCCCCGACCATTTTTATAATGGCCGGGGTCTTTTTTATTTGGCGATGATGGAATTGAAATCATCGATGTGCTCTGAATTGCTAAGCATGAGACATAGATTCAAACCAGCAGGGGAAGAAATGCGCAGTCGGCCGCATTCACAGATGGAGCACTGGTGATTGTTTTTATAGCGCTTATCACGGGATCCGTCTGCATTTACCTTGAGCCACGTTTTGCCGACAACCTTAGCATCCGCCGGGATTTCCATTCCCGTTGAGTCCATGATGGGATGAATGATGTCGGCGCGGTAATTGACTTCGTCCGTATCGTAGGCACTCAGCTTTCCGTCATGCAGATAGAATATCTTATCGGGGAGAATATAGAACGATTCCTTTCTTGACAGAGCCGCAGAAAAATATGGAACATTGGTGCTGAGGTAATAGGGGAGCTTCGGCATTCCAAGGAGCTTTTTGGGGAGAGTTGCTTCGCTAGCTCCTGCATTTGTTTTAGTGTTGTGTCCCTTTTCTATCTCCGTGACATACCATGCGGCATCGCAAGCGAATAGCTTTCGCCATGCGTGATACCAATCCTCATAAGCGGCACGTTGTTCATCAGAGAAATCGTATTCCAAATTTACTTTGGCCTTATAATGAACAAACAAGAATGCAGCGCAAGAGAGGATGGTTAGCAGGAGCCGCTGTGGCGTGTGAAGAACAATGAAAGCCAATAGGCTGACAGTGCCAATTATAAAGGACGCTTTGTTGAGAAAACGGACTAAGTGGATTTGTTTCATAAGCGCCGCAAAATCGGCGTCCTTGTAGCTGTTCCGATCAGTGGACTGTATGACCTCTGTTTCAAATGCTGGAGGCTGTTTGGAAAGCCTTGGCGTCTCAGCACTACGAATAGATTCCTCTGAAACATAACTGATTCCGGTTCCGGGGATGGATACTGTTTGTCTGATTTTTCCGTTAGCCGTTTTGGTGATTCGGTATCCGGGAACGCCCCACGAATACCCAACTCCACTTCCTGAAATATTGATGCGAAAGCCGCCGCCAAGACGAATGCTTTTTCTGTATCTGAATCCCATAACCTCACAACCCTTTCTGTTATTTATTCACGGATTTCGGTAGATGGCTGGAATCTGCTTGTAAGCTGTCTTACTCTTTCCAATGGCGTGCTTGCGCCGGGAAGGAGTGAGAAGATGCCTGCATCGGATGAGCGCTCCAGACATGGAAATGTGCTTGATGATGTTCTTCGGGAAGAAATCAAGGATTTAACCCCGGAACAGGTCAAGCGGGTGCTTGAGTACATCGAAACGCTGAAACAGAAGTAACGAGCACCGATGGCGCGGACAGGCCCTCTTTGGGAGCCTGTCCTTTTGCTATTCGCGCAGGAATTTGACGAAGCGGACGTACTCTATTACCTTGCGCATTTCATCATCTGTCAGATCGTGCGTGGAGTCCATGAGCCGCCTCTGCAAAGCGGAAAGATTAGATTCCGGGAAATCTACCTCTCCCCGGAGATATGCTTCAGACACGCCATAGCGGGCGGCAATAGTGGCGATGTCCGAAGCGGTAGGAACAGATTTTCCCGCTTGCCAGCTTGCAACAAGGGTTCTACTTTTCCCGCACAGGCGCGACATAAAAGCGCCCGATGAACCGTAATGTTCCATCAAATCGACAATGCGTTGGACAGTAATCGTCATCCTTTTTACCAGCTTTCTTTCTAAAATCTTGTGTAATACGCCGAAATCCAACACTTGTTAGATTTGCGGTCTTGTCGTCTAACAGGTGTTGGATTATTATATAATCACAGTCAAACATTTGTTGGACTGCATGAACAACAACGGAGGTCGAAAAAATATGAAAATGGTAACGTACAAAGTACTTAGCAAAGCAATGCGAGAGCTGACAGGGCAAGTCGCAGAGCTGGATGAAGCCATTGAAATCCGCTTGGTGTTTGGCGAAAAAGTTAAAATCACCATTTCGATGGACTGGGCAACAATGGATGCAGCGCGGGCCGCAGAACTCGCTGAGCATCTGGCAAAGGCAGCGGAGCTTGTGAACAATTTCAAGTACGCTGGTTATACGATTGTTAGATAAGGGGGATGGCCATGAAGTATTCAGACATCAACAAGATGTTCACGACAGAGGTGAACAAGTACTTGGCGCAGGGATATCGTTTCAACACCGCAAGCATGAATGGGAGCCAAGGTGAACTGGCCAAGGTCGATTTGACCAACGGAACTGAGATCATCCGCATTGTGGCCCGCACTTTTTCCAAGGAGTGGGATAAGCAGGGCGTTGAGCTGTTCGTTGGCCGCGTGGTCGAGAAAGAAGGCATTCGGCCAGATGTGGCCTATTGCGTCAACACGATTTGGAACGGACGCTTGGAACAAGTCAGCAGCCAGCGGTTCTACGAGGTGAGCGGCTACGGAGATCCCGACAAGTTCTATGGGACGGAAGCGGACGCCGAAGCGGTCAGCAAAGTCCGTATGAGCCGCTATGCGCAGAGGCCGAGCCGCAAGGCTGAGGACATGACCAACGCTGAAACCATCAAAATTGCGGTGCGGTTCATTCGCCGGAAGCTTGGCATCAAGAATGTGGACAAGAAGCGCATTGAAGTGTTCCGCACGCCTGACCATCGGCACATCATCAATTATCGCGGCAAAGCATATCAGCTCAACAACAAGGAGGTTTGATTGTGTATTGCAACAAGTTTTTCAGAACCGAAGAGGAGGCCAAGGCTTTCAAAAAGTCTCACGGCGGGGCGCTGTACAAGAACATCAAGGGAAGTTACACCCGGCAAGCGTACCGGGTAGAAGCGATGATGGCCGTGCAGGGCGGCTGGCTCCGCAGCACAGAGACGGATACGTACCCGTTCTGCGTTGCATGGAATGGCAAGCCGCTGTCGGCAGGAAAGGAGATTTAAGCCATGAAAGCATTAAAAATTGAGCCGGGAAAGGCCCCGGAACGCATTGACATTGACAACGAACTTGAAGCACTGCAAGACGCTGTGGGCGGCTACATTCAGGTGCTCTACCCGGACCCGCACCGCCCGGTGGGCCTGGTCTGCAATGAGGAGGGCAAGTGCTGCGGGCTTGAACTGAACAGAGCCTTATACCAAAACGGTAAGCCCTACGACATCATTGCCGGCACGTTTTTGGTAGTTGGGCTCTCGGCAGAGGACTTCACGGATCTGCGGGAAGAGGATGCAGCATATTTTGAGAAGTTATTCCATTCGCCGGAGAAGTTTAAGTACTTCGCAGGGCGGCTGGTCATTTCCAAGGTGGTTTCTGGCGGGGCTTGATGGCCCCGCTTTTTTCGAGAAGCATGTGAAAACAAGCAAAACAACCAAATGCTTGATTTGATAAGCAAAACAAACAAAACAAGCTGTTAATGTAAATGTTAATGTTAATGATTATGTATGAAGACTATCGTCTTCATCACGCGCGGGCGCGCGTTATATAGCCGATGACGACGAATCCAACTGATGAAGAACGGGGTCGTCGGTGCGGCCAAGCAGGTAGTCAATGGAACAGTCTAGCCTATCAGCAAGAAGCATAAGAGTTTTTCCTGATGGAGGATCCTCTGCATTTTTCCAGCGTGTAACAGCACCAGAAGAGATGCCCAGTTCCTTTGCGATTGGGTTTGGCTTTGTGCCTCGTAGAACGCACATCTGATAGAATCGCTCCCAAAATATCAAAAGTAAGACCTCCTTTTTGTGCAAAAGCATGAATCTCACCAAAATGAGATTGCTGCATTGCTATCTCATAAAAGTGAGATTATAATATATCTAACAAATGATTCAAACACCTGTTAGATAGAAAGGACAACGCTATGAGACTTCTTGTTGAGTATACCTCGCATGGCCGCGGCCCGGCAGCGCCGCAGACTTACACCACCACGCTGGACATTGTGGACGATGTGGCGGAACGACTGTTAAAGGCCAAGACGCCGTACACGTTCCGGGAACGGAAGCGCTGCACGCGGGAAGCTCTGATCCTTGCATTCCTGATTTACGACATCGAGAACCTGCAGGAACGGAGCTTCGGAGACAACGACCAGATTTTGAGCATCCGGCAGGATAGCCGGAACTGAGGGAGGGCCACACGATGAAGTTTGTAGCACCGATGGACACATGGGAGATGGTAGGCGGGAACCTGCCACCCATCCGGGTTCGCGCCCGGTCGTTCGATGAAGCCTTGAAGAAAGCAAGGCTTCGCAACCCCGGCTATTGCGCCGGCTGGGTCGTTGAGGAGGACTGAATGATAATGCTGAGCATGACAGAGACCGATTACGAGAACTGGCGTGATGACCTCCGCTGCGGCGGACAGGAGGAGTGCGACAACCAATACACCGCGGCTTCCCTCTATGCGGGAGGCTGGCGGGCAGATGCCCTTCCTGACCTGATCGAGCAGTTTAACTTGACCGGCGACGAGGCCGAAAGGATTTACAACGAGCTGCTCGATCTTGAGCGAAAAGCCGAAAGTGAGGAGAACAAAGCATGAAAAACATCAAGGTTGAATGGTGCGAGAACTTCATCCGAGCGGCTTTTACGAAGCACATGCCGCCTCAGTTGAAGAATCCTGGCATCGAGGTGGACTATTTCTGGACGCTGGCGGAGAGGGCGGGCCTGTGGGTGTGTGGCACATACGGCTCGCCGATGAGCATTGCGCTCGACAACCTCTGCACGGTAGAAAGCGTCTGCGATGGGGAAGGCCATTGGATGTTCAATGTTTTCCGGCTGGCTCCAAAGGAGGAATGAAGGATGTTTGACAAGGAGCTTATGAAGCAGCTGGCCACCATTCCAACCCAAAATCGGGAGGAATGGTTTGCCGAGCGCGACAAGCTGGAAGCGCTTGCCGTCGAAATGACCCGCATAAATGCGAAGGATATGGTGCAAAAGTACGGCATCGCACGGGTTCTGAGGGTGCTGGCGGCGACAATCAAACAAAATCCCAAGGATTACGATGCGGATGTGGTGGAAATGGCCGGATGGAT